AGCGCATAGGAGCGAACTAGGCTAAAAGGTAATTTCCGTCGTGTTTATACCTGGCTCATGCATACTTAGGGCATGGTCTGGGAAAGAACATGGACAAAAGAAGAGGATGACATTATTGCTACCTGCGTGGCAAACGGTGCTTCTAATGCTGAGGCCTGTTCTTTGCTGCCGGGTAAGACCGCTAATGCGGTTCGGGCTAAGCTTAACTCTCTAAAGCGCAAACTAAGAAGTAAGGCGCAGGCAAAGCAAAACCGTAAGGCTGCTGGCAAAAGCGAGACGCCAAGAGCTAGTGGCAAGACATCAAAGCCGAATGTAGAGGATGAGGTTGTAGGCGACCGGCGCGCGATCTATGTTAGGCGCACGCACATCTGCACAGAAGAAGAGTTCCTAGCTGCCTATAAAATCGATGCAGATGTATGGGAGCTTGAGCGCCTTAAATTCAATCAGTGGGAGATGGGCGCTGTTATTGACGGTGAGGTGGTTGTTACTCCTCTCTATCAGGTTACAGGTATCTTTGCGCGGCGTAAAGCGCTCATAGCTGTGAGGCAGGAGATAGAGGCCTTAAAATCAGACCTTAAATCTCTCACCACTTTTGCACCTCTTAATGTTTATCCGGCTTCTTTTAGACGCCCCTGCGCCCTTGAGATATCTATACCCGATCTGCACATGGGCAAAGAATCAACTTTAGAAGAAACAGGCGCGACGTACACGCTGGATATAGCCGAGCGTCTGTTTGCTTACGCTGTGGAGCACCATGTAAGAGCCGCCTCTACCTGCGAAATTGAACGCATCTGTTTTGTAGCAGGCAACGATATTCTAAACGTCGATAACAGCGCGCATGAGACCACAGCTAGAACCCCGCAGCTTAACTGCGCTAGAAGCTTTGTAGCTTTCAGGCGCACAAGGCTGCTGCTGCAGGCGTGCATTCAAAGGTGCGCAAAGCTTGCCCCGGTAGATGTTTTAATGGTGCCTGGTAATCACGACTATGATAGCGTGTACATGCTAGGCGATTCCCTTGAGTGTTCTTTTCATGGCAATAGGGATGTAGTTATTCATAACCATGCCTCAGCTAGGAAGATATGGCACTACGGCGCGTCTCTCATCATGTTCACGCACGGCAACGAAGAAAAGTCTGAGGATCTGCCGCTACTCCTTGCAACTGAGAGTAATTCGCTCTGGGGGCAAACTATCTACCACGAGATTCACTGCGGCCATACGCACAGAAGCTGCGTAACTGAAAAGATGGGAGTTCGCACAAGAGTTTTATCTAGTCTTAGCGCAGCCGATGCATGGCACGCAAGGAAAGGTTATAAAGGTAACCTGCGCGTATCTGAGTCTTTTATCTGGGATAGAGAAAAAGGCCTTGTGACTCAGAACACGTACGTACCAGATGAAAATGACTTGCATTAAAAATACATATAAATCCGGCCTGTTTTTGTAAGAGAAAACTATAAACAGTTAAAAATACTGGTAATACGCGCTTTAAAGGCGGCTATACTGGAAACCAATTATGGCTACAGAGTCACCAACTAAAGACCTCGTAAAAGAACTTCGCCCTGGCTTTATCAATTTGGCCGAGCTTGATGGTGTGGATTTTGAAAACAAGACCATCACCCGTGACCCACTTTTTCAGAATCCCAAAGATCATCTGCGCTCATCGGTGCTCAAAAGCCTCAGTACCGCAAAGAGTCCTATGGAGATTCCGCCTATTGAGATTTGGGTGGGTCCTGGCGGTAAAGTCCACGTACTTGAGGGAGACCACCGTGTAGTCAATGCGCTTATTAAGTGCGACGGCGACCCAAATAGCGAGTGGTCAAGAATCCGGGCTTTTAAGTTTCTCGGCTCTCAGCTTGATGCGCAGCTTACGGCCTGCACAGCTAACCTTGGCGCTGGCAGATCTAACTTAAACGAAGCCGAGGTTATCGGCGTTGTTGAGCGCTGCAAGAACTACGGCTTGGGAGATGAGGAGATTGCTGAGCGTATCGGTCGTGGCAGTGCTAAGCTAATCCGCAAAATCAATGCGATCCTGCAGGCTACACCTGAGGTTATCGAAGCGGCCAAACGCGGGGACATTGAGATTGAGACCGGCGCTAAGATCGCAGCTAAGCCGCTTAGGGAGCAAGCTGAGGCGCTAGAGAGCGTCACGACAGAGCTTCAAAACAACGGAGGCGACCAGCTTAAAGCGCGCAGAGACACAGGTGTTGGTATCCAGCGCGCTACACTCCTTAAACTACCTGAGATTCGCGCTTTGCTGTGGCCCCACTATGAAAACTGGAAAGCTATGGCGAGTGGTGAGGAAAAGACAGATGACTACGTTGTAGGCTTTGTCAACGCCCTGCTTTGCGTGCTTAAGCTTACGCCTAAAGACTGCGTTCAAGACGGAGAAGAGTTCTACAGCACCGATATGATCGTCAGCCAGCTTGACCCGCTTTACGCAGAGTATAACGAGCGGCTTGCTAATCCCCCTCAGACGCGCAACCGGCGTAAGAGAGACTAAGCCTAAAAGTAGCTTGAGCTTAAAAGGCGGCATCTAATCTAAGAGTTAGATGCCGCCTTTTACTGCGTGGGGGGAGCCGGGACAGCCGCAACTGTGTCAACCTCATTCACCTTGATGCTTGCCGGAACGCCTAAGGAAGCTGCAAGATCATCCGTGCTGCCCTGCGCGAGAAACCCTGCGTTGTTGTAGATAATCCCAGGAAAAACTGTGGCAGGGAGGGTATCACCTGGGTCAGGGACGTTGATGGTTAGCTGAATAGTCTTGGTTGTCATGACTAAGGGAGTTTACCTTAAAAACCAGGTATAGGTACTGTATATAAACAGCCTGGTGTTTAAGGTTAACTATTTTTGAGATATGAAAACGCATTACCCCGCTCTTGATTGGCTACGGCTATTCCTAGCCTTAGAAGTTGTCTATATGCATGTCACCTGGCATGCAACGACTCATACCCCTCCCACACTGTTTAACCCTGTGCCGTGCTTTTTAGCTATCTCAGGTTTTGTGATCCCGGCGAGTCTTGCTAGGTCAACAGGTGTGCTGCAGTTCTGGAAGAAAAGGGCGCTACGCATCCTGCCTGCTCTTGCTGTAGCTACTTTCTTGACGTGGCTGCTTATGGGCCTTGAAGCTGCAAAAGGCACTGCTTTAACCTATCTAACTGGAGGTATCGTTCCTGCGCCTGGTGATGGGGTTGTATGGTCTTTGATGTGGGAAGAGGCGGCTTACGGTTTTCTTTGCGTGCTATGGCTATGCGGAAAACTCGAATCTAAGGCGGCTCTGTGGTTAATCTTCGCAGGCGGTTTAGTTGCACTATGGTTTCATCCATTAAACGGGATATTCAATATGGTAGCACCTTTGCCTGCCTCCTTTGCTATCGGCGCTTTGTGGAGAGCCTACGAAGTAAAAGTTCCTGCTTGGGCATCTTTAGTACCTACGTGTTTGCTAGCAGTTGCCCTCGCTTATATGCATCTTTCTCCTTCTTTTATGGGTTGGTACTGCGGCGGTCCCCATCAGTGGTATTTGTGGTCATCCCTTATTGGTTGTTTAAGCGTGCTTATGATCGGTACTACTTGGAAAGCGCCAAAGCTAAAAGTAGATCTCTCCTACGGGTCTTATGTTTATCACTGGCCGCTTATGATGGCAGGCGCTATTTGGGTACTTCCTATAGCTTGCTTAGTGTCTTATTACTTGATTGAGCGACCAGCACTGAGGCTGAAGCAAAAGAAAGCTGCCCCCATGACAGAGGGCAGCAAGATAGCCGAAGCATTTGGTGCTTAGTACGTAGAGATGATTTGCCAGTTAGCGCCATCCCAGCTAACAGTAATCGTGTGGCACCAGTTAGGACCAGCACCGCTTAAAGTGTAGCTCGTGTTACCATTACTGAAAGCATCAGAGCCTGCGCACGCGACAGATATTGACTTACTAACGCTTGCCCCACTTGCGTTTTTAATTGCGACCCTGTAATCATGACCGGAAACAACTGCAGATCCAGCAGGTAATGTGATTGTTTGCCCTGCAGTTGTTGAGGTAAATATAATGTAGTCGTCTGTAACGGCCATCGAATAGGAAGCCGCTTTTGATACTATGCTCCTGCCGGGACCAAACGAACTCCAAGCGCTGTTGAAGTAGCCCCAAATCGTGTTATTGCCTGTATCAGCCTGAATAGGCACAGCGCCGGTAAAAGTTAACGACGGAGTACCAGTAGGTGCAGCAGTAGTTGAGGGGAAATACAAAAAGCCATGCGTTCCACCTGACCCTAGTGAGCCACCCGTATTATTTACAACAACTTCTCCTCCAGAATAGACTGAGAGATAGTTTTGCCTGGTAGTTGAACCGCTAGGGCAAAGCTGCAGAGTCCACCATGTAGGTGTTGAGGATGAGGACCAGTTCCCGTCACCTAAGAAAATCATCTGACCACCACTGGCGTAGGTCGAGCCGGTTGAAATTCCACCACCCGAAAAAGTGGAAAGCCGAGTTGCGGATACAGGCGTCCCCGTGTTGTACCCGTAGAAATTAGAGTTTCCGGCAGAGTAAAGGTTGACTCCGTTTACTCCGTTGATTACACCGCTAGAGTTTACGTTAAACTGCGATACACCGCTAGAGTTCTTAATGGTTATGTAGTTTGCCGCCTGAGAAGCAATTCCGGTAATCGTCATGCCTTCGACGCTGGTGGATTGCATTGTAAGCCCTAGATTATTGCCGTTCCAAGTTAGACTTGACCCGGTAGATGCCCATGCACCTGAAGCGCCGTAGATGAGCGCATTATCAGCCTCAGTAGGTACTGTGTTTGCTGAGGACCATGCAGGTACACCACTTACAACAGTTAGAACCTGACCCGTACTGCCTATAGCAAGAGCAGACTGCGTGTTAGTCGCTGAGCCGTAAGGGATATCGCCTTTGGCTACCGAGGATGGCACGGAGTAGCCAGCAGAAACCAGCTTCTTAGAGCCGTTAGTGAAGACCGGCTGAGATGCCGTAAGGCCGCTTATAATGACGTTCACGGCGCTTGCTTGCCCGTTTGCATCTACGGAGAACACTGAGCCGCCGCCGTTTACACCATGCACGTCCATCACATAGCCGCTAAAACCCGTCGCAGGAACGAAACCCATAAGTGTTCCGTTAGTGCTCCAGGTAGTAGGCATAGACGCCGAGTTACCAACCAAAACTGTAGGATAATTGGTCGTCGCTGTACCTGACGTGTACGGCGCAGAGGTGATCGATATAGCCGATTGAGACGCAGTTAGTGTAGGCGCGTGCGTTGTAAGACTGTTAAACTGCGCAGTTCCATCCAGCCGGGTGTTACCTGCGTTCCATATTCCCCAAGGATTAGTGATGGTTACGTGGGTTCCGCTAGCTGGGTTAGTGAAGTACGCATTGGCAACGTCTGTGTACGTTACACCTGTGTTTGTGGCGGCAAGTGTCGGGACAGCAAACGAGTTAAAAGCAGCAGTAGCAACCGTGCCAGAGCCGGATGTGTCTGTTATGGTAGCGGCCTTAATCTGCAAGGTAGGGCCTGTTAAACCCCAAGCTGCAGTAGAATAGTTAGTGCCGCCAATAGAGCCTGAGCGGTTTCCGATAAGATTGACGCCTTTAAAACTGCCATTACTATCGATCTGCGCTGTAGAGCTACCATTTTTGAGGCAGTCTAAAAAGTTACCTGTAAAACTGGAGCCTGAATTTAGCGCAAGACCGGTTCCGTTAGCAGTGTTGTACGTAGGCGCTGTAGCCCCATTTGCTGATATGAGCACCTGAGCCTGCGAGGTTGAGGTAGTACCGGCTGTATACCAGCTACCTGTTATACTTAAGGCGGACTGAGACGCACCTGGAGAAAAAGACCATACATGCTGACCTGTCCATGTTGGAGAGTAAGTCAGGTCTAAGCTTACACTAGGTGTTGTGCCGCCGCTTGAGGACACACCAGAACTTCCAGACACCGAAGTTACAAAAGCAGGCAGAGAAGCCCATGTAGCATCCCCTCTGTACCACTGAGTAGTAGAGTTCGGAGCGGTCGCAACGATGCCGCTGCCAGAAGTAGAGTTACTAGGCAGGTATGAAGCAGAAACGGTACCTGAGGTTACCTGCGAACCAGCAATAGCGATGTTCGCTGCAGAGAGCGCCGTGATCAAACCTTTACCATTAACAGTAGCCGAAAGGGTTCGGTTAGTTGCACCGAACGTGCCGGGTGAGCTATTTACTGTTGCAAGCGTTGTAACCTGTCCTGAAGATGTGACATCGCCGTTTAATGCGATACCACCGAACAAAGTAGCTGCGGACTCGCCGGTAACCTGCGTTCCGTCATAGTAGAGCACCTGGTTAGTAGTTGCCCCTCCGATACCGGCAAGATCCGTGCCCTGAATGCCTCTAAAGCTTGCCCCGGTTGGGCTGCCAGATGTAGGACCGGCAAAAAATGCTTTAGCACTGACTGAGCCGCTTAGTATGTTGAGGCTAGGCAGATAAGAAGCAGACACCGTGCCTGATGTGATAGCTGAGCCTGGTAGGGACGGCGATGCTGTAGCAGCTAGTGTAAGCTGTCCCTGCGCATTTACTGTGAATGTAGGCCAAGCAGAGTTTGAGCCGTAGGCAGCAGCAGTGACGGCTGTATTGGTGATCGAAAAAGCCGTCCCTGAGAGCGTAAGGCCCGTTGATGCTGTGTAAGTAGTCCCGGTAGGAGCCATCGGAACATACGCCGTGCCGTTCCATGTAAGGACGTAACCGGTCGTGGTGCCTGTGGTCGTGCCGAGGGGAGCGCCGTTGATTGCACTTACCGTAAGAGCGTTAAGGTTGCCTGTCACATCTCCGTGCGCGGCGTAGCCTGCAAAACTAAGACTAGTGGTACCTACCGTAACTGCCGTGTAGGTGGACGTGGTTAGCAGCCAAAGAGTATGGGAGTTTACGGTACCTTCCTGCACTGCAAAACCAGTGGCGCAGATGATGTTGGCTGCGTGGTCAAAATCAGTGCGCCTGGTAAGGACCCAGTTAGTAGACACGCTGCCTGCGGCTGTAACTTTGTAGACACCGTTTTGATACGCTGTGGATTGCCCGGTAACTACAACAGAGTCGCCTGCAGAAAGGGATACGCTATCAATACTTAGCGCCGCCTGCGTTCCTGCATTAGTCAGTGTTGCGCCTACACCGCTGACACCGTTGCTGTAGGTAGCGTTTAGGTCGCTAGTTGCCACTACTCGGCAAGGTGAGGGGCTGATAAAGCCAGGACCCCAAGTCGTGCCATTCCAGATGAGGCCTTGTCCTGCTGATGCGCCCCCTCTTGTTAGCTGGCTAGGAGGCAGAATGCCTTGACCAAAAGCAAAGGATGCTACTAGCAAAGCAATAAAGAGGCTTAAGATTTTAGTCTTCATTTTGGTGTGTTTAGTACAGATAAGTTCCGGTAACCGGGTTAGACCACGAAGCATCAACAGCAGGCGCAGTAGTAAAAGTCACTGTTCCTCCTGATCTGGTGTAGTGTACCCCTTCTTGCTGTTTTAGCCCGTATAAATACAGGAACAGAATGAGAGGGGTATGTGTAAAGACGAATGTTGTATTGACGCCATCTACTGAGCCTGAGGGCACTTCATCTTCAGACCAGGTGCCGCCACTAGTAGGGGGCGCTACGTAGGTTTTGTTTGCAGAAGCAACCCATGAACCGTTTCCGCCTGTGGTTACCGCCCTCACCCTAACCTCTAAAGTGCCTGAGGTAAATGTCTGCGTGTAGGACTGCCCGTATGTACTGCTGCCCCATGTCGAGCCGCCATCAGTTGAGGTTTGCCACTCATAGTTTTGAGCGCCTGCCGTAGAGGGCACAATAGGCGTAAAGGTCAAAGACTCAGTTGTAGAGCTATAAGCAGGCACAGACACTTGCACGGATGTAGGGTCTACCGGCGCTACTATGAGAGTAGGCGCTGAGTAGGTTGTGTTACTGGACGTAATCCAGTTGCCGTTACCGCCACTAACCACAGCGCGCACCCTTGCTTCTATTGAACCTGAGGTGAAGGATTTATTGAGCGTCTGGCCGAACGTGCTTGAGGACCATGTAGAGCCGCCATTAGTTGAGGTTTGCCACTCATAATTTTGCGCCCCGGCTGTGGATGGTACAACAGGCGTGAAGACAAGATACTCAGTCGTGCTAATGTAGCTCGGAGGTGCTATCTGGATAGAGGTTGGGTCTACTGGTTCCTGCGCTATCACAGGCACTGAGTACGTTGTTGACGTGCTGTTTACCCATGCTGATTGCCCTGCTGCGTTTGTGGCTTGGCAGCGCGCTAGCATAGTTCCTGATGTAAAGCCAGGACTGCTAAAGCTGCCTCCTGAGTTTACAGACGTAGCCCAGGTTGTACCACCATCTGTTGAGGTTTCCCAGTTAAAGGTTAGTGCAGTAGTAGGCGGCGTGTTATAAGACGCTAGGTAGTTGACAGTCTCGGTGAAGCCGTTATATGCCTTACTCGCAACTGCTACGGTATCCGGCGCAGGGGGGATAGTGTTAGGTGTGTAGGGTGATGTGTTAGCTACGACAGTGCAGCTTAGCTCTACTGAGTCGTTAATTGTCTGCCCTGTAGATAGCGCCTGCACGTAGATGGTTCTGCCAACATCTGAGTTTTTTAGCTTAATCTTGAACGGCGTTGTAGCGGCTACTCCCTCAAAACCAACTGCTCCTGTGGAGTTACCCATGCACATCTGCAGAATCTCACCTAAAGAATGAGCAGGCATGGGCGTTCCGTTTAAGCCTCTGTAGACGCTAGTTATCTGCTGCGTCTTTGGCGTGCCTGTAGGGTCTGCCGTCGTAATGATGCCTACAATCTCCTCGCCTATATAGCCTACGTTATACCCTTGTCCCACCTGCGCGGCAGATACAGAAGGGATGTCCATAGTAGCACCTACCTGAGGCTGAAAGTGTGTAGATTGAGTGTACACACCCGGTGAGGTTTCAGACGGGAGCACGTCAGTTACGATAGGCCCAAAAGCGCTCTTGCTATTTATAAAGCCTGCCTGAACCCAGTCTCTACCGCTAAAAGTGAAAACGTCTGAGCCTACAGGCGCGTCGAAGGTGTACCATATAGTGCATCCTCCCCATCCTTCCTGCCCGTTTGCAAACACGTAGACGCCTGGGTATGCTGCTAGATCAGGTGTTAGGTCATACGGGTGTGAGGCGATAGAAAAGGCAGTTGCTACGATAAGACCGTTGCCCCCTGCAGTGCCGCTGTTTGCCGTATCAGGCACATTAACTATCTGGCTTTGATCAAGTACATACGCTTCATCGCGCACCATGTACAAAGATATCATTCCTAGCTGCCAGTCTGTTTTAGTTATTCTAAAACGCGTCAGCACTCCGTTAAAGGTCGCAAGGACTACATCAGCAGGTGAGAGCACATCATACGTTGGCGGCAAATTGATTGGGCCAAATTCTCTGCCCGCTTCTAGCCATTCTGTATCGATCAGTTTAGCTGCCATTTGCGCGGCGGCTAGTGGCTGCAGGCTAAGACCGGTATCAAACTTAGCCGGATTCCACCACAGAGCGTCTTGCCTGTTAGATGGGGTGAAGGTTTGCCTAAAGCCTGTGCTAACGTCACGGTAGCCAAGCTGCAAAGTGCTATGCAACTCTCTTCTATCGGCAAGGATGCTTACCGGCAAACTATCAGATGTTTCAGGGCTATCAGATCCTATTGCGCTACCCGTGTCATTTGCGTTTATGGTTAATACTGGGTCAGAGCCGCGTTTCTTGAACTTAAGGACAGGTCCCTCTACAAGGTCGTAGGATTTAGCAAGTAGAAAGTTTGTTAAGGCTTCCTGCGCCGTGCCGTCGCTTTGGATCACAACACCTTCTAGCGTGTCTGTGCAGTCTGTAACATCGATGTCATTCACAGAAAGTCCTGCAAGGCGGCACATGATAGAGATAAAATCGCCATCCGTTAGAGCCGAGCCGTCCGTATGCGTTGTGTGGCACTCGCAGGAAACGTTAGACGGTATTGTGTTGCCTAAGTAGAAAAGGTCCTGATCTTTGATCTTGGCATAGTGCAAGCCTCTCCAGGCCTGAACATTATCTACCCCGTCGTGAGACGCAATAGCGGAGTCCACAGCCATTGTGAATGTCGATTCGCTAGGCCCTGGATGCTCAACTAGGGATATGTTAGTACTACTTGTCTGAACAAGTTGCCACCAGTTATTAGTGCTCGTGGCAGGCGGCTGCGATCCCTGGTTTGCTGTTGGATCGTTGTTAAGGTTGTCGTCACCTAAGGAGCGGTATGTAAGCCCTCCGTCTGTGCAGTAGTCTCCGTAGGCGAACGTATGACTTGACGACCAGGCCGGGATAGCAATGGCTGTAGCAGACTGCCATACGATCTGGTCCGCCATCCAGATTCGGTCCATTGTCAGCTTAAGCTCAAGCTGCGTGCCGTCTGGGAAGGTAAATCCGGTCTCTGCGATTGCTATAGCCCAGTTAGTAAAATAGTGAGGTACAGAACCTCCACCGCCCTTTTTACCTCCCTTTTTACCGGTGCTCTCATCCACCTCATACATGTAGGTTCCATCACCGTTTCTAGCCACCCAGATTGCCGCGCAGTCTATTCTGCCTGTGCCGAAGACTCTTCCTATCGGAGAGCCGTAAGCTACGCTTGAGTAGTGCGCATCGCCAAATACTGAAGGAGGTTTAGCCGTTAAAGCATCTATGACCGTACCGATAGCACTGCCCCACTCAGCACCTACCAGCATGCCAGCGCCGGGTATGGCAGAGCCGATAGCACCGCCAAGGACTGTGCCTACTACAGTCCAACTCATCTGAGCCTCCAGATAGAGCGCACGCGGCTTCTTACTGAGTAGTCCATAGGAGTCCTGATAACGCCTTTAGATATGGCAGGCGCTTTCCTGCCGCCCTCAACAGCGTGGAGAAGCATACTATTGCCAAGGTAGATGCCGCAGTGATTATTCATGCCTAGGTAGCGCATCGTGAGTATATCGCCTTCCTCAAGCGCAGCCCCTTCAGGCATCTCATCTGCTACAGCCTTTATACTGCCTGTGAGCATACCGTATAGGTCCGCACCAGGTGCTAAAGTGTAGTGATAATCAGGCATGGAGCGCCCCACATGAGGCAGCGCCAGAAATAGCAGACCGGCACAGTCTACACCTTGAATGCTGCGCCCATGCGCCGCAAAAGGAACGCCTAGGTATTTAAGCGCCGCTTGTGCAAATTGGTGTCCTAGTTCGTTATTTTCCAATGATCTTCATTACATCTGGGTCTGGTAGGTAAAACCCTTGAAAGTTCTCAACGTTTGTGCCTGTCGGGTTGTTTGTGTTAACTACGCTCTTGCACGTTGTCTTTATTCTATCGCATCCAAAGCACAGCGTGGCGGTATCTCCTGCACTTATCGAGTATGGAGGTGGTGTGCGCCATGCAATACGGGCAACACTTGAGGGATTACCTGTTACTGCTAACCACCAAGCAGGATTTGATGCAGGCGCGTGGCCTGTGTTTCCTGATTGAATTGATATGTAGGTTGAGCCTCCACTGGTTGCGTAGTCCCCTAGCGCGTAGGTTGTGCCGCTGTTATAAGCACCTGGCGTAAGAACGGTGTGGGCTTTGATTTGCCCTGATAGCCCGCTATTAAGCCCAGAGGTGAAGGACGCGTCCCCAAAGCTGTAGTAACCGGCTGCGTTGCCATCACCAAAAAAGTCTGTGATTGTGGCAGTAGGGGCAGCACCTACAGTTAAGGAAAAGCTTCTAGCCCCTCTGATGGTCTGCTGCGGATCGCATCTCTTGTCGCCAAAATGAAGCACGTCGCAAACAGGGGTATACCGCCTGCCTATGAACTGCTTAAGAAAAGATGTTAGTCCTTGCAGTTCAAACTTAATATCTGTGTCTCCAAGTGCTGCTTTGCCTAGGCGATAGGCAGATAGAATAAGGCAACCGTTTGAGGCGTTCATGTAGTCTATTTCAAAGACGATTACACGGGCGTTTTCAAACCTGGTGCCGATGATGTCTGTGCTCTTTATCAGGTTCAAAATATCAGACAGCAGCGTGGTAGCTTCAAGGTTATCTACAGCGGTACCAGATTCTTGATGAATATTGCTGCCGTTAAAGCCTTGCACAGGCGTGTACGTAACACTTGAGTCTGGAAAGATCGAAGAGTACGAATGCCCATTGAAAGTAAAAGGCACGGTTGACTCAGTAAGTCCGTACAGCGTTCCGTCTGTTCGGATGATAAGTAAAGCTGTAGACCTTGTAGGAGATACTAAAAGTCCAGTAGGCGCGGATCTACTCATTAAACACCTCAAGCAGCGTAATATCCACCTCGCCGTACAAACTGCTAAGTGCCATATCAAATTCTTGGTCAGAAGAAAAACGAACGGCGGTTAGGTACCAAGTCGATATCAGCAGCGTGTGACCTGCGGCAGGAGCAGAAGCAAATACGACAGCCCCGGTTGAAGCGTTAACCGTATAGTGCACCCCTTCTGTTTTTACAGTCCCGTTGTCGGTTACTTTGTTTGAGGCTACAGACTGCAGTGGAGGGTTAATTCCTTGAAGCTCAGCCGGTATAGCAGTGCCTGTGACGACCGGATGCAAGATAGGCCTTACCACCGTCCTTACGCCATCTGTTATAGTTCTCTGGATGTAGAACGTTGTAGTGGTTCCATCACCTGTGCCAAGTGGTACGGCGTTTAAGTAGTTCTCATCCCGGTCAAAGATAAGGAAAGCAATCGTAGGACCAATGCGAAGGTCATAGAACTCGCGCAAGTACTCTCTGTTGGAGCCTATGATGTGCTTAAACGGGATGGTGTACTCCCGGCGAGGATAAGGAGACTTTGACACACGCGACTCAGACCAGTTACCAGTAGTCGTGATTTTGGTATTTGACTTGCGCTTTGCATGCCAGCCGTTTTCGCTAAGCGTGCTGTTGAGTATAACCAGATCAAGTGCCATATCTTAACTGTACCTTGCCTGCGTGCGCCTTAAGTGCTTATTAACTTCATTGGCATGCTGGATAGCGGTTTTGGTGTCCATAGCAGCGCCGGGAGGCATGTGGATATGCACCTCGGTATTGAATGTGTGCCCTCCACTATTTCTATCGGCTGCGGTTGCATCGTGCGAGTTCACTACTTTCATAGCGTTGCCTCCATTAGCAGGTAGAAGCAGTTCGTTATCATGCACGTTTACCGGCTGCGTGCCGTCCCACATGCCGCCGTGAGCAAGACCAGGAAACATGCCGCTAGCTGCGTCTGCTGCGCCTGCTGGTCCGCCCCCAAAATGAAGATGACTAAGAAGACCGCCCAAAGAAAATATAGCGTTGCCAAAGCCGCCACCAAAAGAAGGACTGCTAGCGCCAAGACCGCCACCTATACCTGACGCACCAAAGCCTCCACCGCTAAGGGACGCAGAAGAAAAAGGATTGCCACCTACAGACTGGACAAAATTATTGAAAGCGTTCGTAAGGTTAACTAGCGCAGTTGTGTTGGCTGTGGTTGGGTCTTGCCCAGCCACTTTGCCGAGAAGCGCCGCCTTAACTTTAGCTTTGGCCTGCTCAATTAGGATGTCTTGGATTGTCTTTGTAGCATCACGCTTTATAGACTGGAATAAGCCTTTAGTTCCGTGCTCGGTAAATTGCTGCAAGGCGTTGCCGATTATGTTCGTGCCTGCATCAGCAATCTGGGTTACTATGCCCTGCACTCTAGTTAAAAATTCTTGTTTCTTAACCAAAAGCTCAGCATCACTTTGGCTCATTTGTTGCTGACCCTCAGCGTTGTACATCGTATCGTGCACGCGCTGTGCATGCGTAGGCTTATACTGACTTACCCCTGCTGCGCCGAGTTCCTTGTTGACTTCGCGCAAAGACGTAGCAAAGTTCTTAGCAAACTCAGCTTGCTTAGCAATCGCATCATTGCGCGCTATACCATCTTCAATCGATTCAAGGAAAGCTAGCTGCTCATCCCAGTCTGCAAGCCCTGCCAGTACAGTATCAATTTCTTTCTTGTGGTCTGTAAAGAACTTATCTGTAGCTAGCTTAACACGCTCAGCATCTGATACCAGTTTGCCACTTGCTGTATCAAGAGCGTCCCGCAGTTCTTTGTAGATAAGTGTCTGCGCTTTAGCTGCGTTTTGCGCGTCTACGTCTACTGCCTTTTTATGCGCCTGACCAAGAGGCAGCGTAACGTTGCCAAGACGGGGAATAGCTAGCTTCTCTACTCTTTGCGAAGGATCTAGAGAGGCCTTAAGTTCGTAAAAAAGCTGCACCTGCGTCTTAACCGCATTTTCCTTAGAGGTTAGTGTGGTAAGGAAAGTCTTAACGGCTGCATTAGCTTTATTAGCCTGCGTCGCACTGTCTGCAAGCGCCGCGCCTAAGAACATAGCGATGCGCTGCATAGCAGTTGCTCTGTGAATATCTGACAGCGGATCGTTAAGCCTTTGGGTTAGTTTATCTACCTCAGACACCTTCTCTTTGGTGTCTAGAAGAAGTCTGTACCCTTGGATAGCTGCGTGCACAGCGCTGTTTGTTTTAACGTATTCTTCATTTTCTGCCGCCATTGCGCGTGCATGTGCCTGCGCTACCAAAGCTGCTCTAGCTTTAGAGTCTTCTAGCTCTTGCCTTGTTTGAAAATCAGACTTAGTAGGTACAGGCGCGGCTTTAGGTAACCCCGGTTTATCAGGTACCACATCGGCGCTGCCTCCAAAAGGGTTAAAAGGCTTGTATGTACCGCTCTCAGTGCCTACTCTGCCGCCTTTGCCTATAGGACCGCTAAGAGGAGAATCAGACGGGGCTAGATGTCTGCTCGGATCAGAGGTAGGATGCGTGCTGTTATAAAGCTCAACAGACTTCTTTGTTCTATTTGCTAGGAACTCATCAAACTCTGCAATACTCTTAGCAGCGCCTTTGGTGTACTCGTTGATAAGCTCGTTTTGTATCTTAAGCTCTCTAGCCTCAGGCGTATCAGTCTTTGCTGTAAGATCTAGCTGAGACTTACCTAGCGCCTTTCTCGCCTCCTCTTCACCTGATGTAACAGCCTTGAGCAGTTCGATGTGCTTTTTGTGCTCATCGGCTAGCGCTGCCATAGCAATCACCATGTCTTTAGCGGCCTGCGTACATTCTCGCCACTTACCGGCTAGCGTCTCGTATAGTGCCGAAGCTAAGTTACTGTCATCGCCTCCTTTTTCTATTTCAATATTGAAGTTGTGAATAGCCTCATTTACTGAGTCCATCGCAATATCAAAAGGAGACTTCTTATGTGATTTCTTAGCGCTATCGCCTAAATGACTGTCTGAGGTATCAAAATGCTTACCTGTGCCATTTTCAGAAGCAGCTAACGCAGGCACAGTAGGCAGAGGCTTCATAAGATCCTGCACCTGTTTTGTAAGTTTGTCTACGGTATCTTGCTGTGTCTTTACTACTGACGCTTGATCCGCAGCCGCACGTAAAAGCTCAGAAGAACTCTTGGCATCATTTCTCCTAGCTTCTATATCACCTTTGCCTCCAAAACCTTTAAACTCAGTGGAGGCAAACTTAGTGCCATTAGGTGTATCTACAGGCTCTGTGTAGCTGCTTTGGAGTTCTCTTAGTCTTTCCTTACTCGCCTGCAAATCTTGCTGCGCCTGGTAAAGATTTTCGTCTGCTTTAATCTGTGCCCACTGATGCGTTCGCCTAGACGCTAAATCTAGTTGATCGTTCATGCGCTTAAGCTGCCCTGTCGCAATTTCAGCTAGGTCGCCTTGTCTTGCTATAGCATCACCGTTAGCCTTAAAGCCGTCAACTAGATTAGGCGACAGAGACGCTATCTTATTGAGGATGTCTTGCATCTTAGCATGCTCATCCGTGCTAAGCTTAGTCTTACCTCTTAACGCGTCGTATTGCTTAGCAAGCTCCACCGTTTTAAGGGCATTATCTCTTGCCGTTTCAGCCGTAGCTCTATTAGCTTCTGCGTTCCTGATTGCATCATCTGTGCTCTGAGTGCTGTAGATATGACACGCCTGCCATGCTTTATACAGAAAGTACACGGATGCCGCTATTGCAGCTACACCGGCAACAACAGGTAGCGCGGCAGATGCAACACCGCCTAATGCCGTCATAAAAGCAGCCGCCCCACCCGCAGCACCTACTCCCATAAGAGTGCTAAGAGCAGCAAAAGCAGGCGCTAAGGTCAGCAGTACAGCGGCTACGCCTGCAAGGGCACCGGCAAGAGTCGTAACGACCGCTATGGTACGCTTTGTAGACGGATCTAAACTCTTAAACCAGTCAAACGCGCCTTTTACAGCGTCAATAGCGCCGATGAGAATATCTTTTGTAGACTCGCCAAATTCTATACCTGCGCCCTCAGCCGCCGCAAGCATCTCTTTCCAGTGAACAAGTATGGTCTTAGCGGCAGTTTGCCAAGCCTTTTCTGTTGCACCTGCCGAGTCTTCTAGCCCCGTAAAGACCTTTTTGTTTTCTTCGTAGAGCGCCGGATTTTCGACAACTAAGCCTACATCACCTGCTTTGCGAGGACCGGCAAACGCCTTGATGAGATCGATGCGTCCTTTAGACTTTTCGGCTAGCTCATCAAGAGCGCCTAGGTAATTTGTTTGCAGTTCTTTTCTGAACTTGCCAAAGTCGATACCCAGCATGTTAGCTGCTTTACGCTGAGATGAACTAGGCTTAGCAAGCGAGTCTAAGAACGCTGTCATGCGCTGGAAACCTTTAGCAGGGTCCATACCCATTCGGGTCATAATAGCCGTGGTAGCAAGAACGTCCTTAAGCTTTAAGTTTAGTGAGGAGGCGATAGGCAGAACCTGTCCCAAAGACTTAAACATCTTGGACGGATCTGTTTTACCAAGGACGACCGTTTTAGTAACTAGATCGCCTATCTGGTTTATAGCCATCTGCGGAAAAGCGTACTTAANGCTAGTCATGGCAGAGGATATGTCCTCCATTTTGCCAAGGCCAGCCGCAGACGCTTTAGCTGCTATGGTGAGAAGGTCTAGTGCGTCTTTGCCTTGCATGCCGATGGAGCGGATATAGTAATATCCATCTGCAAGCTGCTTAGGCATAATGCCGACAGTCTCGCCAAGGTCAATAAACTTTTGCCTAAGGCCTTCTACCTCTTCGTGACTAGCCCCGGTAAAACCTTCAATCTTAGCTAGCGCTGCATCAAAGTTAGCCGACAGCACGCCGGATGCACCAACTATGCCAAGCAAAGGAGCGGCAACGTAAGTGCCAAGAGCCATGCCAAGGCGTCTAAGGCCCATGACAGATGCTTGCGTAGCTACGTTCAAGCCTCCTACCGCTGTAGTGCCTCCCCTGGCAGCTACCGAGACGATATTTATTGCCCCGCCAGCCGCAGACGCCGCAGTAGCCGCAGCAGTAGCCGCAACGGTGAATGCCTCTACAACTGTATTGAGGTCTCCTATTGATGCACCGGCAGCGCTAGCACGGCGGTTGGTTGAGGTAAGGGCAGTATTGAGGGCCTTTATCTCATTAGCTGCAGCGGTCGCCACACCGCCAAATTCAGCAAGAGAACCTTTAGCCCCTTGCAGCGCGGCATCAAAGCCTATAAAGCTAGCAGCAGTAGCCTTTAGAGCCTCATCAATCTTCTCTAGGCCGCCGAGAACTCTGTTAGCAGCCGCCTGAAAACCGGAGTCGTCTCCGCTAAATTTAGACCTATAATCAGCTACATCCGGCATAATTTACAGGGTACCTCACTAAGGTCTTATCTAGGACCGGTTATCCTTTGTTTCCTGATACAAACGTTGCGCCTCATATTCTGCGCGGCTAAGTGCCGCAGCATACGATGATATAATGCCGCCGAGTCCGGGGTAATACTCGCAGTCCCAAAGCCTGCATATATCAAGTACGCCCCCGCCTTTAAGGTTTCGTACCGTAAAGAACGCGCCTGCCCACCAAGGACAATACCGCCACTGTTCAGGAGGATTTTCCTTGTAAGGAGGTTTTGGTTCTATCGGGTAGACATCTTTAAGCTGCTGTTTCTTGTACTGAGACAGCAGCCACCTTTCTAAGGCGAGGTACTCTCGTTTGGGACTATCGGTTCGTTATTAAGGCCAATTACAATCTTCTCAAGCAGGCCTGTTGGAATATCCGAGTTGTACAAGGAGTCTGCGTCAGTTTTGATCTTTTTTGTACCATCTGTCAGGTCCCACGAGACGATACGGCTGTGCAGATTAACGCAGTACCTCCGTCGCTGATCTTGCAGTAGCTGAGTCTTAAGAGTGGACATCTCTACAGCACTAATAGCAAGCGCGTCATCTTCTTTGGCATTGCGCGCCTCAAGTACGATGCGGTCATACTCATCAAGCGCCTTTTGCATTTGGGTGCGCGCCTCACGCTCCTCATCGGGCTTTCGATGCAAAGACTCTACAATCTTGATCTTGAATCCGTGCAGATCAAGTTCTACTGTGCGCTGCGCTGCTTGGGTGATTTCATAAAAGGATGGCATTGGTTTGTTGGCTTTCTCCCGGTTTTTAAGGCTAGATCAAAATATCAAAACCCTGCTAATACTACCAGGTGTTAGCAGGGTTTTGTCAATGGGCAGCTACTTTTATTTTAGCTGCCGTAGTTCGGCACGTCGTTAACCAAAACCCACTTAGCTCTAAAGCCACTAGTGATATCGTGCTTAACGTTGATGTCAAGCTCCATGGACTGAATGTTGTTTTGCGAGTCTTTGATGGTCTTCCAGGTTGGAATACCGCAGCAGATGTACTCAATAGACAGATTGTAGCCTGTAGCACCGATAGCCGCGCCGGTCCACTTAAGCTTAAACCACTGCTTAGTATCAGCTTTAGAAAAGCCGATCAAAGCAGCCGCCTGAGCGTTGTAAGCCATCGTCAGGTTAATGGTGTCTTTAAGGTCCGCTGCCTTCTTCTGGACAACATCAGCATGGCCTACATCGGTTGGGTTTTGCCGCCAGACAGCTTCAAACCGATCAGCAATATCGATATCTGTTGCAAACTCATCCGTCATCATCGTAGGTGCGTTGGTGAGCGTTGCGTAGTCAGTTGCGTAGTACAGTCCCATCTGACCAGGATAAACCCAGTTGCTAGTATGGATTGCCATGCCACCAGGGGTAGTGTGCGCGCAGGTGATCGTTGGGTTAGTACCGCCTACAAGTCTGTTTGCTCCAGTAGTAGGATTAGTGTAGACAGGCACCATCAGCGGGACAAACACACCACTGGTATTGGTGATAACGTAGCTGCTGCCAGGTGTACCCGAGACAGTTGCGCCAGCCCAAATGCCGCCTAAACCTTGAATCAAGGACTGCAGGGATGCGGTCGTAATAGTCTGGGAAAGATTGAACAGTGTCTGGGTGTCTAGAATAAGATCCCAGTTGCCGCCGCTCGTAGGACTGCCATTAAAGGTGAGCGTCTGCTGATCGTTAGCACCGACAGAAGCCGATATGCTGTTAGAGATCATATCCAGCATCACACCAGCCAGGGCGTTAACGCTTAAGGTGTGCTGCTTATCGCGCTGGGTAGCAAGCTTAAATCCTGTGTAGACGACCTTTGGCGTGTTGTACGGCCTTTGCGCAGCATCCTTAATGAACTCAAAGTAGTAGGACTGCTTTGCAATAGGAGTAAACGGTTGGTCCTCAAAAACGTGCTTGTACGCAGATACGCCAGAAGAGGTAGATAGCAGCGAAGAGGACACACCAGCCGAGGAGGAATAACCGTAAATGCTGGCAAGGAAGTAGCCAAAATCACGGTACTCCATGTTAGCTTTGATACTGCCCTTGCTCATTTCCGTAGAAAGGCGCTCATCAGTATCAAAAGCAAACCCGGCAACACCTACAGATTCCTTAGACTGCTCAGGAGTTAGGTCAAAACCAGAGTTCTCAACGCAGTTAAGCATGCGTGAGGCGCTGACTGTACCGCCATAGGTCGGTTCTACACCGAACTGTGGCCTAAGAATAGATAGAATAGGTTCTGCCATGATGTTTACACTCGCGTACCTGGTAATTATAACAGAGAATGCCCCGCTGTTGTCGGAAAATTGGCCTGCAGCATCGTTTATAATTAACCAAATTCTTTTGCGCCCTCTTTTCCATGAGATAGCTGCTTGCAACTGATCGTGCGTGTAGACAATATCTCTGCCGCCGATAAGTGTTGTGGTTGCTCCTAGTGCTGGCGGCGTGTCCCCGTCTGCGCCCACAAACACGGCAAGGCATCCCGGTACTAGGTTGCTTGCAGGAAATTGAGTAGGAGGGTAGCTAGCAAAGTCCCCTGTAAGAAACCCCTCAACTGGCGAGACAGGGGTAGCCGAGTCGGTTGTTCTTTGGTACTGCACGCCTTCAGGAAAGCCAAGAACATTAGGAGGAGCAGAGACCGTGACGTTTACAGTAGTTGAGACATCCCCAAATAGCTCATACAAAATAAAGCCAAGTTGAATAGTAAGCGCATACGTTCCTGGCGTTAAAGGCGCTGTGAAGTTGCCTGTAAACGTTGCTGTGTCGCCGTTATTATACGTAGCATTATCTAGACTTAAGGGCCACGGAGTATTAGCGTGCGCTACCCTTCCCTTTGTGCCAAGCGCGTTGCTCCATGCAGATGTGCCTGTATTTTTAAAAGTGGCACTTACCGGATATGTATAGCCTCCAACCATTGAGGTAGGTATGGACTGAGAGATAAACTGACTGTTCGGCGTTTGCGTAGTAACTGCTACCGAGCATTCATCACTCGGAGGAGACGTGCCAAAAGAGTTGCTGCCAACTACATAGTAGTAGTAAGTAGTACCGGCACTTACAGTATCATCTACATAGAAGCTGTTTGGTGTAGCAGGGCCATAGGCCCAGGCTATATTTGATATGTAGCCGTTAGCGTCTCTTGTAACGGTGCCTGTATCAAATAGAGTTTCCGCGCCACTAGATGTGCCTCTGTAGATTTTGTAGGTGTCTGGGTTTTCAGGTCCTGGCGTTCCGCTGTAGTGACCAGGCTCAGCCCACAAAAGACCGGCAAAGCCGTTAAACTGCTCAATCGTGGTTATTACAGGCTTAGTAGGTTTGACACTTGCGCCTGCATACGGAGGGTAGTAGACAGGTGGAGGAGGGCCAAGGCTAACGTAGTGCGTGCCGTCGCCATTAGGTAAAACCTGAATGCCTAAATCTTCATTTACTTCAATAGCAGGGCCTACAAGCCAGTTAGAACTGTTTGCCTGCACCTGAAGTACATATTGATCGATGATAGTAGGCACTGCGCTTTAGCTCACCCTAAACTGCACAACCCAGCCTACAGATACCTCGTAGCCGCCTACACTAGTCTCCTCCTGCACAGCAAAAAACTCACGCAAAATAGTAGAGTAGTAGCTATAGCTATTTCCGGCAGAGTTCGTGAAACTTCTAAGCCTGCCGTGCAAAAGCGTGTATAACTCAGCGCTAGCCAGTTCTATGTACGGCTGCTCTGGGTTTTGCCTTGAGCCTGCTGTACCGTACACCCTATCCACCTGCTCAGCAGTTTGAAGATCTGAGATACACACGACGTACTCAGGGTTGCTCTGCGCTCTACCTGCCTGCCCGTCCTGCCTTATCGTATCATGTCCGCCTGTGCGCTGCCACCACCTAATCACAGGGCGGATGCCACCGCTAGGAGGACGCTCAGCCCAAGGGCCACCAGGAGCATAGCCAAGTAGCGCAGAATCGCTGCTGAATAGATCCAGCAGGTATGCATCCAGATATGAAGCTAGATAAGGTTGTCCTGCGCCCATTTTATAGTTTCCTTAGCATTGCAATAAGCATCGGTGCTGACTCGCGCATAATAGTTTCTCCCACATAGCTAGCTTGCGTAAGGAACGGTCTAGGTGCCATCTTGGGCGTGCCGTCCTCAAGCAGCTTTGCTACCGGATCATCTGTGTACGTTATGGCTGTGATATCTGCTGGTATAAGCTCGATTTTGATAGAGTTCGCCAGAGTCCCAAACTGATTGACCGGGATATCATAAGGAGCCGAAGAACGGTTAGGCAGATCAGGCCATTTAGTTCCGGCACCTACAGCAGATAGCACAAGGTCTCTAGCACTCTTTTGAGTTTCTAGGGCGCTAAGAGACACTAATTCCCAGGCGGCTTTTCGCACTGCAAGTACAGCTAGCGGTATTTTAACTGTTTTGGTTGTGGTGAGCGCCATAGCAGCTTAGTATAACATAGCCGCCAGCCGCCTAGGTGCGAAGGGCTACGCCTGAGTTAATACCGCCTTGTGAGCCTTCTACGATCTTGGTTAGCCGCATCACCTCAGCCTGCCAAAACTTTAGAGAATCGGCGCTGCTCTTTAAACCGGCAACCTCAACACCTGCGGTCTCAGATGCTTTGCGCGTCATGATCTTTGCTACTTCAAGCTCAACATACTGCATGTAGTAGCGCCCAAAGCCGAGATTTAAGCTCGTGATGTTTGCTATCGTGTAGGGCGTTGTCCACTTAATGTAGAGTGTTGAGTTGTCTACTGTTGGGACAGGTGAAATGCGTATAAAAGCTGCTGGGTCTCCGGGTTGTCCAAACAGCTTCCAGTCTTGCGCGCCAAACTGCCTAGACCATGCATCAAGCTTAGTTCTGAGCACGGTCATATCAGAGGGGTTATCAAAGGTGTTTGAGCCAAAGACAATGATTGTGGAAAAAAGCTGGAAGCCTGGAGAGAAGATATCAGGGCTAGAAAAGTCTCCGTCTGGGTTCCAATAGACATCATTTACTTCAAGGGCGTTTACGCAGAGTCCTTCCTGCTTTGCGGGATCAAAGATGTAGTAGTCCTGCTGGCTATTGACCGCCGTAATGCCTGCAAAGTTAATGATAGGCGCAGATCTGGATAGCTCCCGCAAAGCCGAATCGCTAGCCGTTTGGATATTAGCGAGGCTAAGGTACGCTGGGTACCCTTTGTTTAGAAGCTCTGTTTGTACATCTGCAATAGCAACGGCCATAACGCAAAGTATACTATGCCAGGTTGTAGGCTAGCCACGGATTAGGAAAATTAGGTGAGCCTTCTACGATTAGGTGCGCCCCTTCTAGCATGTACAGACTATCCTTGTGCACCATACTGTAGTTAAGGGGAGGGAAAGTTAGTTGCCCTATATGGTGCGGCGCTTTGCCTGGGTTGTACACCATCAAAAATTCATTTAAGCTATTCATCCTCCCAAGGATTATACAACTTATCTATCTCTGGTTTGCACACCTTTATTCTTTTCCATGTCGCGTTGTTTCTTATATCAGATACCGTCTGATGGGAAACGCCAAATAGAGCGCCTATCTGCAGAGTAGACATGCCTGAGTAGTTGCATAAAAATTTGATTTTAGCTGCGCGCTCGGCATCCAGCACTCTTTGCCGGGGTGATGTGCTACCACGACCTTTAGCGCGCATATCCTGTGCATTGGATTTTAGGGTGCCTAGTTCTAGATGATCAAGCCGCGCGCACTTTGGATTATCACACTTATGCTGAACAATTTCATGTACCTCCAGTGGCCTTCCTACAGATAACTCCAGCACAAATCTATGCGCGTAGACTGTCCTGCGCATGACGTAACTACTTGCTGTAGGCATAAGCAGATCCACACGGCCATATCCGTTGCACAGCCTGCCTGTAAACTCATGGCAGTATGGATAGGTAGCTGTTTCTTTTAGGCGCGAGTAGAAACGGTCTACAACTTTTTGCGTGCACCAAAGCGCCTTTAATACCTGCTCATCTACCTGCATAGTTAGCTTTGGTGTCTAGTATAGCCTAAATAGGGAACGGTCAGCCTTATTGCTAAGGCTGACCGTTCCTGCACGCTCTCTACACGTTTTAGGTTTAGAGAGGAACGCCAGTAGCATTCTGAGATACGGTGAGGACTCCCATCGCATCACCAACAACCGTCTGCCGTGCAGCGCGGCTGAGGATACCCTGTTGCTGGCTAAAGTCACCAGGGTTAGTCCAGGTAGGCGTCACGTAGTCTGCGTAAGGAGCAAACACGTAAGGAGTGTCGCTCCAGTCTTGGCCGCGCCGAATAACAAGGATCTTGCTAGCGTTAAGGCCAGTCCAGAAGTTAGTCTTGATGATGCGCAGGCGCATACCGCTCGGCGTGGTCATCATCGGATAGAACGTCGTACCAGGATAGATATCCATGTTGCGCGTATCAGCCGAGTTGACATCCACGGTGAACAGAAGAGACTTGCTAGCCGCAAGAGCAGCATCGGTGCCCATCACAATATGAGTGGCGTTACCGTTGCGTTTCTTGAAGATGTCGTTCTCAACTGCTTGGATGTAGTTCCAGAAATACTGGTCCCAATCCTTCTGTGTGAAATTAGCCGGGGCCTGTCCGCCGAACGTGCGAGTGCTGCCAGTGGCATTAGCAAGCATGTCATTGAGACAGATCAGGTTCCATTCAAGAGCCATTTCACGAGCCGTCGCGCCCATCAGTTCCTGAGCAGCATCCAGGTTGTGATATGCCCGAAGGTCCTGCATTTCTTCAACGGACCACTGCGCACGTAGTTTCTTGTTGGTAGCGCGAACCGTGATCGACTGGAGTTCCAATCGGATCATCGCAGGAGCGCTGCCTTCAGTGTTGTTGTCTGCAAACGAGGTGCTAAACGGATTAGCCGAGGTGTTGAGGTACTGATACGGGTCATTCGCATCCGTACCGTCCACAACGCGCCGTGCGTCAAGGTAGAAGATCTTACCGTCAGGGCGATCCATCGTCTGTATCGCGGCGATGTCATTCATAATATATTGTGGAAAGACTCTGCGCACGAGGGGGAAGATGAGAGGCGTGGACAGAGGGGCAGCACCGGGATCAGGGTTGCTGGCGTAGGTAGTACCACCACCAGTAACGGTAGAACCGGTTGCAAGGCTCTGCTCAAGGATATCCTTGGCATAGTCCACACGGCCTTGCTCAAGAGCAAGCAGTGAGCGGATAGCCGCAGGGCCATCAAAACCCTGATAGCGGCTGCGCGCCATGTTGTGCATAAGCTGACGCATAGCAGCTTTCTGGCTGTGAAGAACAGAGTTCTTATCATAGCCAAGACCAGGCGTAGCGCCCTGCAGGTGAGGCCAGGTATCAGGAACGTCTGCAATCAGTCGCTCAATAAGCTGGCCGCAAGTCTGAGGAGCGGTATCCTCTTTAGCCTGCGCAACGTAGTACTTAGGAGCGTAGGAAACAGCCGCACTCTGCGTCAGTTCCTTATCATCAGCAGTCTTTGCAAAAGTCTGCTCAAGCAAAGGCAGCATCGTATCTTCGACGGTGCAAAAATCCGCCGCATCGTTTGCCTGCTCAAGGGCCTTCTCAAGGGACTTAAGACCGATAGGGGAGAGTTTGGTAGCTGCCTGCACAAGGAGAGCGCCTTTAGCTGCGTTGAGTTTGGAAGCAAAAGCAAGGGCGTCTACCCGCTCCTGCGCCGTAGAGGTGGTTTGGGTGGATGACCCGGCTTGAGTGTTCATGGTTTTTGTGTTTTCTTCAGCGGACTGGATGTACGTATCAATGGTCGTGCTGCCTTCCGAGGATGCGTGCCAGACAGCATCAATTCGGTGGCAGACAAATTCGTCTTCGTTGATAATGCTCACGTCTTGCCCAAGCTTCTTACCCTTGGTAGAACTGCCATAACCAACAGTGGAAAAGTCAACTTGCACGCCTGCTTCGATCATGGCCTGCAAGTTAAGGCCATAAGGAATAGTGGGTACAACCGTGATGTCTGCGTAGACATCATCGCCTTGTAACCAAAACTTGTTGAACTTGAGGGCGGTATCAGTAAGGCCCTTTTCAGCTTGGTGCTCAACCCGGCCAATGAACTTGCCTGCCTGTGCCTGCTCATTCATGTTGTCAAGCTGTTTCTTCCACAAATTAGTAGAGTAGAACTGCCCCTGCGAGTTGATGATGTTGCCGCGCGTTACGATAGCAGTGATGTGGAGGTGCTTCTTACCGTCTACAACCTCTTCCTCACTCTGCGTAATGCAGCCTAGGTGCATCTTGCGCGCTTTATCGATTGAAAGGCTGACAAACTCAGACTGCTTAAAGCCTGCCTCAGTCTTATTAGCTTCTTTCTTAATGATGCTATCGCCCTCACCTGCATCATCACCCTTACCAGCCTTAGGTGGCTTAAGTGTGGCGTCTTGCTCAGAGTCAGCTTCAGAAGTTGGGTCAGGCACAGCGGGTGCACTGGTGTTTGCGTCGGTGCTTTCCGTACCACCAATAACAGTGGGGGCAGCAATAGTAGCATCTGCGGATTTAGCCGCATCAATTACCGGTGTGCCGGTCGGCACTGCGTCTTGTGTGATGTTCATTTTCGTTTTCTGGCCCTGCGCCATATCGTCGGCATCGTCATCATCATTGTCCGTAGCGTCTGTTACTGCGCCTAAGGCCTTAATGACGATTTGAGCATCCACAGCAACCGGAATACCTTCAAAGGTGACTGCACCATCGGCAGCAACAGAGTAGGCCAGCTTGTAGTAGCTATAACTATCTGTGTACCAATCGCTTGAGTAGAAGATAATTGAGTCGGCTAGGATGCCAAGGATGTAGCTCCAGCGGTAAGCTTCGTTAGCAGGCACTTCGTTAGTCCACTTGCGGAAAGCCGTGCGGACAATGCCCAAATGCTCCTCTAAAGATCCCGCCACATGGTAGTGACTCTGAAGCAAAAAGTTAGCACCTTCCGCTTCTTGCTGGGTGATTAGCTCACGCAGCTTTTGCTGGGTTAACTCCTTCAGTTTTGTTTTGGCTAAAATTTTTGATGCCATTTCAAAAGTTATGATAGCAGGTAGTTTTACCAGCTTGCGTTATTTTACGTAGTTTAGGTAACGTAAATTTAAAATTGGTGGGCACGTAGCTCAGTTGGTTAGAGCTATCCGCTCATAATGGATTGGTCTCAGGTTCAAACCCTGACGTGCCCACCAAGAAAAACCATGGATACAGACAGCATAGAGTTCTTCTCCCCTGCTAAAAGCAGGACTGTCCACATAGTAAGAAACCGCATAAGCCCTCTTACGGGCAAAGAACCTACGTCTGCTGCAGAGAACCTTATGGCACGCTATCAATCGCTGCGCGGCGTGATCGGTGACATAGGTGCTACAGACGCTATAAGCTGTTTTGAGGATGACCGCCTTTGTGCTAGATGCGCGCGCATATTCCCAGAAAAACATCGCGATCTACTATTTGAGCATCCTCAAAGCTACGACTAAACAGGCGTCTTAGTCCTCATCCTCGCTAGGGATGATAAAGCGCGCTAAGTCCTCGCGAACCTCATCAGCGCTAAGATCTGAGAACTGATCCGGCGTCACGCCATTAGCTAACAGCGCTGATTCTATCTGCGTCTTCATTGTCATGAATAGGTCCACTGCATCCTCAAGGTAAACAGCGCCCTGCACTGAGCCGCCTTTTTGCTCGGTGGATACCTGCCCCTTGGACTTGCCGGAGTTGCCCCCTGGTTTAACACCTGTAACACGCTGCTTAGCTCCTCCTACCTGAGGCGGCTTAGCTGCCATAGATAATGCGGCTATCTTAGCATTAACTATTTTAGTTCCGTAGGTGTCTATGAACTTGCTCATGATAGATTGCTGCTCGGTGGTCAGGCCGAGGAACATCTCAGAAAGCAGGTTAAGAGGCAAAGCGCCAAAAGCTTCTGTAAAATAGACAGCAGCCTGCGCGTTTGCAAGCATTGCTTTGGCATCATCCAGATTATCATTGAGCGCAATAAAGGGAAGCTCAATAAAGTAGAGGCCTTCTGTCGGTACGATGCCCGAGAGCATAAGCTGCGTATCATAGAGTCTGTGCAGACCGGCTCTTAAAGCCTCTTGAACTCTGCGCAGGAATTTAAGGAACTGCTTTTCCACTCCCCCCATTCCAGACTTAGCCGTAAGGTGCGTCTTTTGCGCTGAGTTGATTTGCAAGTAGCTGATCGGAACGCCAAGGCGGGTAAGAAGTCTTTCCCTGTGATAATAGATATCTGTAAGGTTCCCGAGGTGCGATCCGCTTGGATTTAAGATCTTGATGTCTCCAGGATTATTTTCGGTCTTAGCTATGAAAAATTCCGTGTAGCCATCGTAGGGCGAGTCGTTCTCAACGATGTTTGAGCCGGAGTTAAGCGTGTTGCCTGAAACCTGCGTGCGCTTAGTCATGGACTGCTTGTAGTTAAGAAGAGTCTGCTTAACCTCCTGAGCGTTCATGTTTGCACCTACAGGCACTTGATGGACATATCTGTCTGTACTTTTAAGGCGCTGCACAGCCATGTTATCCTCAAGGCGTTGCAGCCGTTTCCAGTTGTATCTAGCCGGTGCTAGCATAGGCTGAGTAAAGAACCCTACCTTAGGGCCAAAAATGAACGGGCAAATCTGCCACTCCTCCATCTTTACACCAGGAGTAACCACACCGCTACCTGCGTTTCCAGTTGTAGCTGAATACACGTCTTTGTCCTGCTTATAGACCCATCCCGGCACTTTATGCCCGTGAGAATTAGTCATAGGCCAAATCTCGTGCGAGGACGTTTCATTCAAAGCCATGACGAAACTGCGGCTCTCATCAAGCAAAATCTCAGGCAGGTACACTCCGTATTTGACCATGCGCCGCACAATCTGCCAGATTTCTTTGTCTAGCTCTAAGCGCCGCGTGACACCATTTAAGATCTTTTGCACCTCATCATTACCTGAGATAACACGGTAACCAAACTCATAACCCTTATCTGTAGGTTTAACAGACCCTGGCTTTTCACCTTGGCGATAGTTCATTTTGGCGTCGTAGCATGTTGCCTCCTCTGCGATGATATCTAGCGCTTTAGATACAATCTCATCGGATGTGTCCATGTTATGAATGTCTTGGCACATGCGCTTGCGGTCTGTGTAAACCTTCCAAGAAACAGCCGGATCAGCCGAAGCCTCCGAGTCAAAATTTGTATCTGTGGTGGATGGCTTAGGCCTAATATCAGGTACAGGCTGCGTGCCATCAAACCCGAATATAAAACCTACCGTCTTGCTGACAGCTTTAGCCCAAGCAGCGCTAGGAGCAGGTTCAGGCGCTCCTATGAAGTTTAAAATTCTCATTGCCATGACGGTTAACGGTAAGTGTAGCACAAAGCAGGTAAATAAACCTGTCCATACCGCGCGGCTTTTTACGGTATAGTTTGAATCGCAGGTGAAAACCAGCTACGTATTTGTAGGCGTGAATATTGAGGGACAGGCCAGTAGACGCTACCTGGTGGTGAACTCAGCACAAAGACTAGCCGCGTATGGAGCCTGCAAAGGAGACAGCCGAAAAATGGGCACAGTTCCTATGTGGTTTGACAGAATTTTGATTCTGACTTGAGCCAAACCCTAGGCTGTTTCCTTTTGGTTTTTCCCTTAGGTATACTCACCGCCTATGCACGATTTTGAACCTAAATTTCCTTTTGACGGTTACCAAGACAAAGAAGATGCTGAGTACGTAGAGATGATGCAGTTCATCGTAAACGTTGAGAGCATTCAAGCTAAAGCGCTTGGAGAATGGGGGGTTAAGAACCTAAAACCCGCAAGCGTTATTGACCTTGGCTGCGGTCCCGGCCTTTACCTTCTGCCTTACAAGAAAGCTAACTGCGATGTCTTTGGCGTTGATGCGTGCTCAGCCGGAGGGCAACTACTTGAGTTTAGCGAGTTTGTGCGTTTTGACCTTAGGTTTCCTTTTCACCCTAGCGACTTTAACTTTCCCCGCTTTGACCTAGCTATCTGCTTTGAAACCGCTGAGCACCTGCATGAGCATTACGCAGACCGCTTAGTAGACACACTTTGCGACTGCGCAGGCACAATCATCTTTAGCGCGGCTGTGCCGGGGCAAGGAGGCACGTTCCACTATAATGAGCAGCCGCACGAGTACTGGCTAACTAAATTCAAAGAGCGCCATAACTACGGTATCCATCCTAAGCACGCAGCTATGAGGAAAATGCTTGAAAAATTCAGACCAGAAGAAGCGAGGGGAGAGGTATCTGGATGGATCATCAATAACAGCTTTCTTCTGCAGGAGGGTGCATGAAACTGCTCTGCTGGCTAGGGTTTCACAAGATGTCCTGGCTTGAAAATACCAGAGGTGGTGGAAGCACCTGGCAGTGCGGAGTATGCGGCGCGCAAAAACATTTTCCCCCACCAAAGAACAGGCACAAGATCTAAGCTACAGATGCCGCCTCAGCCATTGAATCGTAGATATCCGCAGATCCACCTTCAATGGCTGCTCGGTAGGCAAACCACAAAGCCATGATCGTATCTGAGAATCTACCGCCTGGGTGCGTAGTTAGCTCATTCCAAAAGATACCAAACGGAGACTGATCAGCCTCAGTCAGGTCTTTAACGTATCTTGCCGGTATGACAAATAACCCCTTGCTAAAGGCTGTAGCCATACCAGGAAGGCCTACCTTAGCGTCATTTTTATTAGATCCGGTATGGCATCCCTTGATAGGTATGTGCTTATAAGAGTCGTCTAGCGTATCTTCAACTGCTTTTTGAAAGGCGTTGTTCTCAACGTAGGCGTACTGCCAGTGGTTACGGTCAAAAGCACTCTGAATAGCAGGCATAAGCTCAGGCATCTTCATGCGTTTGCGAATCATTTCTTTGAGGTATAGCCTGCCGTTTTCAGGAGACTTGGCGATTGTCCATATAACGCAGTACGCAGCCTTAATCCCGACAGCAGAAGCTAAGTCTATGCCGCCGTAAGTAGGCCAGTGCGCAGGTATAAGCCCGTTTTCATCGTCTAGTCCAACTGCCTGACCAATGCGCCAAAGAGTCGAATCAAAAGAAGGTCTAAGAACATCGATAGGGAAGGTTAAGTCCTCATCAGACATGACCTTAAGCAAGTACTGCTGCGTAAAGGCGACTGTACCGATTTCACGCCGCTTTCGCTCAAGCTTTTCAGAGGTCCACCACTCAGGCCACAAAATCTCTTTGCGGCACTTAGGCTCACCTGTCTCAGGATCGGTGATAGTTTCTCCGTTCTCATCATATACCAGGTGGTATGTGATAGCGGGTTTCCACCACTCGCGGTCAAACATGCCGTCGCGCCGAAAGACATGTGTAGCGTCTTCGACGTGGTAAGGCGTGCACAGCCACCACATACGCCCTACATCTGACATCAAAGGAACCCAGATTCTACGAATAGAATCGATTACCTTAGGTCTCATTGCAGGGTTCTTAACGGCGTTTACGTAGTCTACGGCGTCGTCAAGTACTAGAATGTCAGCGCGTCCTCCAGCAGCAGCCGAGAGCACACCTTTAGCCTGCACACTAGCGTCTCGCTGAATAATGGTTCGTGAAACTGTGATAGAATCTTTGGTAACACCCGCCGCGTAGTCTAGTGTTAGGTCAGGAAACACCTGGTGTACACGCTCGTTTCTTTCAATGTTATCGTGTATCAAAGATAAGATGTCTTCTGCAGCATCATCAATAGATGACACGACTTTAATTCGCAGGTTATGGTTATGCCCAAGTTCAAAAACGCATCTCGCAGACACCTGGACAGATTTACCGTGACCACGCGGAGCCGCAATAAGGGTGTTTCCTTCCTGGCTTAGATCGCTTTGCCACTCTTTTTGAAACCACGTCTGCTGTATGTAGGTGTTCTTAGGCGTTAGCTGGGTGTACTCTATGAAGACGTTAGGATCTACCCTAGCATGTGCAATAACAAGTAATGCTCCTAGTGTTGCCTGCAGCGCGTCTAGCAGCCCAAAATGTTTAGCTAGCTTCTTAGCCTTAGACGGCTCAGATAAGAAAAGGTCCGCCAGCTTTGATGCTAGCTCTTTAACTACGTTCTTATCCATACCTTTACCATCTACGCTTTCGCGTCCGTCCGCCAACGCGAGGACCGAGACCGCTATTTCTACCTACGTGGATCTTACCACAGTATGTACAATAATACCCCTAGCCTGCGCACGGCTCTGGCTGCGGCTTCTTCATTTGAGTACGGCATCTTTCCTTCGCAGCCTTGCTGGAAGCTTCCGTAGCAGCCCATCTCAACTTTGCCACCTAGCTGCCATGCTAAGTACCTTACGCTCAAACTGCTTTAGCGTGCCATCGTTGTAGATCGTAAAGTCAAAGTTCCAGCTAGCAAGCGCAGTATCACTAAGATGCTTAGAGCCGCCTGTACCGGGCCTGATTACTTTGCCTACCAAGCCGCCTAACTCGTGCTTAACAAACTGCGCCTCATTAGGAAAGCGTGTATCACACAGGCACAAAATGCCATCAAAGCCTTTTGCCTGCAAAGCATTTACCTGCTCTCTGATGATGTTGACCCAGTAATCATCACGGGTCTGCACGCGTCTATACTCCGTGCCCCACCACTGCATAAGCGTCCTGAATGTCTCCTTCAAGAGCCGGTCGTGCATGGCGGCTATCATGCGCTCTTTAAGGTTTACCCACTTATACCTAACGGCTTTAAACGGCGCGCAAAGAGTGCTAATAGCTGCCCCGGACAAATGCTCTATGGCGTAGTCCAGTGTAGGAAGTTCTTTAGCTGTAAGCTTAATGCCCCATGTCTCAGCTAGGATATTTCTGATAAAATCGGCGCTAGCATGCTTTACAATCAGAAAGGATAGAACCTCTTCTAAAGATTCAGTAGAAAGCAGTGCAGCTACCTCCTCTTTAAGCGCATCCCCAAAAGCTAGCCTAACTTTAGGCTCAGGCAAAAAGGAAAATAGCGTATCTTTGCCTGATTCGATTGCGCCGTTGATTCCTACGATTATCATAGCTATGCCACCTTTAAAATCCTTACCTTTGCGCTGCCGGTCTGACGACTCCTATTGACCCTTTAAGAGGTCTCAATCCGTAAAGGACAGCAGCGCAAAAGATCTTTTAAATCTACCCTAAGTGCTCTGCGTGCGGATGCTCAGTGTCATCCTTAACGCTGTTTTCTAGCCACATCTTAGGATCGCCTATGTGAGTGTCCCTAAACATAGCCGTAGGAACTGCGATATGTCCCTCCCACCTTTTTAAATGAACACCTGCCTCAGCCAGCATGTCTAGGGTGTGCTCCTGCTCAGCGCTCCAGTTGTTAGATCCCCCTGCCAGACGGTTGTAGCTATCTTGCCCCTCACCGTGGTAGATCACTGTCTTAACACCTGCCTGGATAAGGCCACGGGCGCAGCGCACGCATGGCATCCAGTTCACGTAGGCGATAGCGCCAAGGAGACTTAAGCCCGAGCGTGTAGCATTAAGGATGGCGTTTTCCTCTGCATGCACCATGTAATCATATTTTGTCGGGGCTTTAAGCCTTGGATCACCTGGCGACATGTCAATCCCCCTTGGATAGCCGTTGTAGCCCAGACTAAGCACCACATTATCCTGCGTAGTGATGACGCAGCCTGTGTGAGTGTTTGGATCAGATGAGCGCATACCGACAAGGTAAGTCATCGTAATAAACATGCGGTCCCACTCAATTCGGGCTTCGTGAGGCGCAGGTGCTGAGTTCACTAGCCCTAAAGTGTGCCCGTTATAAGGCGCTTTAATCACAGGCACATCATCTAACCACCCAGTCAAAGGACTCATGTCTACTATCTCGGCTCTTGAAGCGCCCCATAGCTGCTTAAACTGCCACAAATACCAACTGCGCTCATACGCCATCTGCGAAACAAACCAGGACGGACCATCAAGAGCACCTTTGCGCAAAAGCTCTGCGTACACGGCTGCATAAGGAGCACCTGAACTCTCAATGCTTTTGATGCGTTGCTCTACGCTCATAGGCTCAGGCACCGTACCTGCCGTTTTAACCTGGTCTGCTGCAGGGTAGTGCGGCTCTCCTTCAAAGACAGGCGTTAAAGGTGCTACATGTGAAGGCATAGCTACGTCTGGTTTTTGCCCTGTACCGATGCTAGGGCTAACATGCTTTAACGCCTCTATTTCTTGTCCTGTGAGTTTGCGGCTAGTGCGCATTTCTTGTTCTGCTTTGTTGATGTCCATAAAAGTCCTTACCCGACCAAAACGTAAAGGAATGCGTCAGTATTCTCTATGAATGCTTGACAAGCCCCTTGACTGTAGCTAAAATTGTCCAGATAGAAAACGACCTTGGACAAATCTTGATTAAAATAGCGGTGCACCTGCGTTAGTAGATTCTCTAAAGAATCTGCGCAGTGCGCAAGGTCAAAATAGATGAAAGCACTCACTGCCGACATGTTCAGGTAGCCTGCCTGTAGATACTCCCCTACTTTGGTGTGTCCACATCCTCTATGCCCTTTTATGATGAGTTTGCGGTGCGTATCTTTGAATGAGCGCGCTCCGAGCATGTCAAGCCTTTCCTTAGCCTCCTTTGAGCAAATAAAGGCTATCTGAGCGCTTATGAGCGAGAACATGTTTGATTGGAAAGGCGATAACTCTTTAAACTCATGGTCTTCTTTGTAGCGCTTCTTTGCCCGCACGGGATCAAAAATGGCAGGGGATTTACTTGTGTTCATGTAGCCTCTTAGTCTAGGTCTGCCTCACCGAAAGTCTCAGCACTAACCCTATAGAAAACGGGCTTGCACTCTTTGCGGAATTTGCAGCGTCCACATTCTACTGTGTCTGGTCTCCTAAAGTAAATGCCAGCGCACATGCTCTCTGCTACTTCTCTTATGTGCTCCTCATAAGACTTACTATCAAGCGCGTTAACTTTACCTAATTTTAAGCGCTGTGCATTTACGCCTGGAAAAGTCCGCAGGATGTGGTACTCAAAACGCTTGTAGGGCACGCCGTAGTGCGCTTCAATAACATCCTCCCAGGCCCATTGATAGATAATAGGCTGCGTAGAGTTCTTAGCCCTAGCGTTAGACCAAAGGTCGTAGGAAAATTTGTGGTCAATGGTCTCGCCTGTGGTTGTCCCGCAGTCAATGCGTAGAGTCATCTTAACGCCGCCGCGCACAATCGTAAACAGCTTTTCAACAAATAGTGGCTCTATTGTCGGGTATAGCTGCTTGTGCCAAAACTCAGCCGCTTGAGCTACCTGCGTAACCACAGATTCTGTTAGGTTAAGCTGCTCAGAGTAAAACTTAGACATATCGATCAGCTTAGGCAAGGAGAGTTCGCGCCCTTTTTGAAGCTTAAATTCTAAAGCAAACTCTAGCGCTGAGTGGTAAGCGCTTCCCCTGTTCATGGGACCAGAACTCTCATGCCTGCGTCCATCTACATAGACGAACTTATATTGCTTTGGGCATGTGATGTATTTAGACAGCCGGGAGTAGCCTGTGTGAAACTCCTTGCCCTCAAACGATATCGTTAGCGGCTGCTTAGGCGTTGGTATGCCGGTAGTGAGAATGTCGCTCATAGTGCCTCTTAGCTCAATACTTGCCGTTTGCCCAAGGCTCTCCCCGGTCTATGCAGTCAAAAATCATATTGACAAGTTGAGGATCATAGCATACCTCGCCTATACCGCCAGCAGCCTGTATAAGTCTTAGCTGCTTGCGCTGCCCCGCACTTAACTTGCCGATAGGCGTTTTAGCTTCAAGCTCAATAGCGCGGCCTTTATAGATAATAGAGTGATCAGGCACATCTCGCACAAACTCATTGCCATGATTTTTTCTGTGGTAAGCGCCGCGCTTTAAAGCTTCCTTTCTTATGTTCTGATCTACTGTAGACTCTTTGCTCAAAGGTAATCCTCTCTGCCTTCTCCCTTGCGCCTGATAAGCCGTTTTGCTTTGCGCAGTCTAGCATCAAGAGCAAAGCGTGTTATGCCTAGGCGCTCGGCGGCTTCTTTATTAGGCAACTCGTGAACCACGCACAGCATAATCGCATCCCTTAAGTGCGCAGGTTGGCTTTGCACGGCTACACTTACCCAAGAATTATCCTGCAGCATGCTTTCAAAATCCGCAGCCGCAGACTCATCTTTTATGGAGTAGTCAAAGATTGAGAAGGACTTAGGAGCCATATACGACGCACGCATAACATCGATAGAACGCCTAGCTACTGCGCGCATACAGTAGTTTTGCATAGTGGCTTCTATTATGCCTGCCCTGCGAACAAACGATTTCTCAAAAACGTAGGAGACAGCATCCTCAGCCTCTTCTATTCCAAGTCCCATTTTCCTTGCATGAGCTAAAAGGGAAGGCCTAATACTCTCCCACTTGCACGCAAACTCCTGACTGGTCACTGCTTTATTATGCAGCTTGCGCGTCAAGGAATGCTTGCAACCTTAAGGTCTTATCCTTTTCTTTTGCTTTGGTGTACTTATAATAGGTTTTAAGGTCTACAGTATCTGCCCACTTAGCGCGCCATCTAGCAAAGATTTTAGGCTCTAGCTGCTCACCTAGTGATGGCCCGATAGAAGCCTCAGCCTCGATAGGCACGGTAAGTTTGATGCCAAGCTCATCAAGCAGTGGTGGATGCCGCATAATGGATACCATAAGCTCGGCCACCTCAAGCGCTATATCAGCATCCACTCTAAACACGATAGAGTCATGCACCTCGCCAAAGATCATACACTTAACGCCCCACCAGCCGCGCGCCTTTAGCTCTTTTCTAATGGCAACCAGGCTCATTAGTTTAAGGTCCGATGCAAACCCTTGCACAGGCGAGTTAACCCCTTGCCTATACGCATCGCTGTAGGCCCTGCGCACTTCTTTATTGGTTTCGCTAGTAATGACTGTCTTTAGCACGGGTAGCCTTCGCCTTCTTCCAGCCAAAGACTCTACATAGCCGTGCTTATGCCCAAAAGCCTCAACACGCGCGTACCATTTAGGCAGTGCAGCATGGTCATGAAAATAGAGGTCGCGCGATTCTTTGCCCTCGGCTAGAGAGATATCGATATCATAGCCTTTGGCGGCGTATGTAACGAAAGTCTCAGCGCTCATGCCGTATAAGTAGCCAAAGTTATCAGGCTTAGCACGTTTGCGCTTATTCTTTTGCACATCTGGCGGCAGCTTAGACCACTCACCCTCTGTTAAGACTTTATGCCAGCTATCGATATCTAGACCGCCGCTAAGCAGTTCTTTGTCAATGCCCATAGACCGCACGGCACGGTAAGTGTGCAGATCTACATTGTGAGAGTACGCCCAAAGCATCAGCGGGTCTCTGCTTTCTTCTGCAGCTACGCGAAGCTCAATCTGAGAAAAGTCTACATCTCCGATTACCTGCACTTGCCCGGTAACTGGGTTAAGCTCATCCATAGCTACAATCTCCTTTATGCCGTAAATCATAGGTATGTTTTGCGTGTTCATACTCATACCTTTTGTAGACTTTGGATTTTCTTTGCCACTTGAAGTGCGCCCTGTAACCGGGATCAGTTTGTAGCTGGTGCTGATCTTGCCACGAGTCTGCGCCTGTTTAATCATAGGCCGTACATAGGTGGTTAGGGCCTTAACAGACTTTTTGTACTTGGATAGCAGCTTAAGGAATGGATCTTTTCGTATGTGCAAAAGCGCGTCAACTTCAGTGCTTCTTTTGCCATCGTCTGTAAAAGCCAGCTTAGGGTTTGAGGATACCGGCAGGTTCAAATCATCAAAGATCAAGGTAGCTAGCTTCTCAGAACTAGTGTAGCGCTTGGTATCATCCCGGTCAACGATAATCCCTTTGCTCTCTAGATAGCTATCCATCTGCTCTACAATCTCTGTGATAGCTGGCTCTAGGATGGCTTCTTTTTCCTTTGCTTTTGCCAGACTTACAGGCCACCCCTCAAGCTCCATCTCGGTGTACATCCTGTCCATTGGACGGATGACCTTGTAGTAGAGCGCTTTGATACGTACGTTTTCCGGCTCATCCAAAGCTGCTGAGTACTTGTGCGTTAGCATCAGAGTGCTGATAGGATCATAAGATGAGTAAGGCACAAGAACAGAAAGGTCTTTAGTTAGCTTATCAGGTATATCGTAAGAAGGCAAACCAAACTCAGCAGTAAACAGCTTCTTAAGCTTAAAGCTGTCTCTATTCTCATCAAGCAGATGCGCTACATGCTGCACGTCCATCCAGATCTTAGGGCACTTTAAAGGACTACCGGTTGTTCGCCTGCCGTACTCCCAAAGCCACTTTCTATCGAACTTACCGTTAGCCCAAGATAGCCACGTAGTTAAAAGAATCTCCCTGACAATTTCTAGGGCCTCAAGCAGGGATTCACTAGCCCAAAAAGGATCAGCAGGTATCTTAACCTCAACAATCTGCTCTACCTCATGCGCAGCCTTACCGCGCCCTTTCATAACTAATTTGCGCTCAAGAACTGTACCGTTATAAAGGTCCGCTTCTTCTGCTAGCCCAAGAGGGATAAAC